GCTTTTGATAGTAGTTTTGATAATTCCTTCAATCGTTCTTAAAAAAAAACTACTTTTGTATTAATATTTAAAAATCTTTAAGTTATGCCAGTTTGCGAATGTTCGGTTACTCTAAAAAATAGCGGTACTCTTGGGTGTATGCCGATTCAAGACGTTGCAAGACGTTTGATAATAGTACCAATCTACAATAGTTCAAATGCGTTAAATCGTATTGATACTAGTTCAATTCCTACTAATACTCAGATCCTTGCTCTGATTAACAACTCCGACGACAAGGCGAGGTTTTATCCTCTACCTTTAATGGAGAATGTTACCAATGAGAGAGCCGATCCGATTATTCAAAGTTTTCCAAGTGGTAAAAATATCAAGGTTCGAGATGGTGAAAAAACATTTACCGGTCAACTTTTGTTATTGGGTGCTGATTATGCTGGTCAAATCGAAGGATATGGCTGCGCAGAGGTTGGAGCTTATATAGTAGATGCACAAGGTAATTTAATCGGAGACAAGAGCGTTAGTGGTTACCTTTCACCAATAAGAATAGATACCGCTACTTGGGACGTTAGAACGGTTGATACTAAAGACCAAGAGGTTGCTTATATCCAGTTGGGCTTTCAATGGAAGTCAAGCGTAAAGGACTCAGATATTGGAATGTTGTTATATTCTGATTTCGCTTCTGACGTTGATTGGTTAGATTACAATGGTCTTGTTGATTTGTATGGTACTTCTTCGGCAGCTTCAACTACTGGGTTCACAATGAAAGTAACTACGTTATTTGGTTCGGTTGCAAATCCTAAAGTTGTGACGAACTTGGCTAGTACAGACTTCGAGATATACAACGAGACTACTACTTCGACGGTAACGATTGCGACAATGACGGAAGATCCAGCTGGAACTTACGCTTTTACTTTTACTGCTCAAACTGCTGGTAACATTTGTCAACTTAGGATAGCAAGTGCTACAAATGGGTACGACGATACTAATTTAAGAAGTGTTAACGTTACGTTGTAATGCTATTTCGATCAGGAAATAAAAAGATAGACATTGCTTCGGGCCTTTTTAAGAGGTCGAAGAAAGGCGACAAGGGTAAATTTACCGCCTTATTAAATTCGATTGGTTATCGTGGCGACACGAACCAAGCCTGGAAAGATTACCTATCTTTGTAAGACTCATGTTTTTCTCTCGCCAGAGGGATTGTTTCTAAGTTAAGAGCCTCGTTTATTCGGGGCTTTTTCTTTTTATAGAAAATAATTAGTATAAAATCTTTGTACTAAGAAATATTATTTTATCTTTGGTCCAGAAATAATTTAGAAAACATGAGAAAAGAAACAATAACTGGAACGCTATCATTTAGAATAACTCTAGAGTGGATATTTCCACTTGAACAAATCAAACTAGGTCAAATCGTATTGGATTGCTTTGAGGATTCGGAAGTTGCCGACTTCGACTATAAAGTAGTTTATGAGTTGGAAGACTACGAGCAGTATCATTCTGACGTTCACATGAGCGAAACTTTAACCGAGGAGAAAAGCGTTACTTATTACATGGTTTACGACGACGGAATCAACTATGTAGAAGAGCAAATCAATGACGAGTTTTTAATAGAGCAAATCGAAAACAATTTAAATAGATAAACATGGATTTAAAAAGCAGAGTACTAATGGCAAAGGCCAAGATACCAGTTTATCGACTGGTTCCGTACTTCATGGAGCGATATCCTGAGTACAAAGAAAAGGAGACAAGAGTAGCAAATGTATTGCAGCTTCGAGGCGTTGACGAGGACATAACTACTAAGTTGGAAACAATAGCAAAATCATTTGAATCATGAGTAATATCACACTATCAGAAATCGAGCAGAACCCTGAGTTAAGGAAGAACCAGGAGAACCTAAAATTAATCCTGAACACTAACCCGTCTGACAAGTGGGTTAAGAAGCACCCTTTCGCAAAGAATGTGAACTACATTCCAATCGAGCGCATAGAATGGTTACTTGATACCCTATTCATTCAATGGAGAGTTGAGGTGATTAATTACTCTCAGTTGTTTAATTCGGTGAGTTGTCATGTTCGACTCCATTATTTGAACCCTATAAACGGTTCTTGGGAGTTTCACGACGGACTTGGGGCGGTAGGTATCCAAACCGATAAAGGAGCTTCTGCGGCTGACTTAGGGGCCATAAAACAAGATTCTGTAATGAAAGCCCTCCCAGCAGCAAAGTCATACGCTATAAAAGACGCTACGGAGCATTTAGGTAAGATATTCGGGCGAGACATTAACCGAGCCGATCAAGTGGTCTACAAATCGACGAGAAAGACTCCAGAAGAAAAGCTTGAAGAAATCCAAGAACTATATCTTGAAAAGTCAGACAAGTTATCTGCAAAAGATTTATCCGACTTGGATCGAATAATCAACGAGAAGGAAGTCAACTCTTATGATAAGGTTCTTCGGAACTTGAAGAAGTTATAAAACTTTGTACTAAGTTTAGAAATTATTTTTATATTTGGTTCAGAAACAAAACTTAAAAACATGAATAGAGAAGGAACATTTAGCAGCAGTAGTATTTATCAACTCGTAAAAAAAGGAACTGGAAACAAAGAGTTTTCAGCTCCTGGAATTAAATACATTAAAGAGAAGTCTTACGAGATTAGACTACAAAGGGAGTTAAGTAACGAGCATGGCAGCCGTCCTACAATGTGGGGCAAGTTGGTTGAGAAACGAGCGTTTGACTTGTTGCCTATGGATTTAAAATTAGAGTCCAAAACTCGATACAAGCACCCTGAGCTACTTTGGACTGGTGCGCCTGATATTGTATCCCATAAAGTAAGCGGAGACATTAAATGCCCTTTTACAATGAAGTCTTTTTGTGAGTTGGTGGATATAATCGACTCTAGGAGCATAGAGGTATTTAAGGCCGAGAAACCCGAGTACTATTGGCAGTTGGTATCAAATGCTATATTGACTGGCTTAGACGAGGCTTTGTTTGTGGTTTATTGTCCTTTCCAATATGAGTTGGACGGTATTCGAGACATGGCCGAGAATTACGACGGGGACCAGAATAAGTTAGCTTGGTTAGGTTGGGCGACGGACGAGGAACTTCCTCACTTAGTTGAAGAGGGGACATTCGAGAACCTTAATACATGGGAGTTTACAATTCCGAAAGAAGACAAAGATTTCTTAACCGAGAGAGTAAGAATGGCAGAAGTTGAACTTAAAAAACTATTGAAGTAATGCAAATATCAGAGATCCGAAGCTACATTCAAGAACTCAGAAACTATTTAGAGTTCCAGAAAAGAAACAATCATAGAGCAGACAACTTTGTTTTCTTCACGACTTCAAAGGCTTTGAGAATTGAGGCCGAAATAAGACTATTTGAAGGAATATTAAGAGTGCGAGGTCAGTACTTAGCAGCTCCTTGTATTATGAGCAAAATAGACGACGATAGATACGTTAATCAAATTGAGCAAAATGCAAAGGATAAGGTGGAATATTAAAAAGAGCCCGAGCAAAGAGCAAGAGAAGGCCGATAGGTTAAGAAAACAATTATTAAAATCAGAAACAAAAAACGCAGAGAAACATGAGCTATTTTAATACTTTAGGCGAGAAAGGAGAGCAACTCGAAATGTACCGGAACAAGGCAACGAGTCAAGACAAGTTAATCCTTCATTTTTTCAAACAAACTCCGAGAATAAATTACACTCCGAGCCAAGTCTGGAGAATGTTATTCAAGGAACAAGTACCTTTAACAAGCGTTAGACGATCAATATCCAACCTGACCAATGAAGGACACCTAAAACAATGCGAAGAACGCAGAGAGGGGGTCTATGGAAGGAGTGAGGGTACTTGGAGTATTTGCTAATCTAAAGAATATGAAGTCAAGTAGATACTGGTGCGACAAGCTGAGCGAGTTGCTAACTGAGGAACAAGCAAGGCAGATATACCTTCGACACAATCGGAGGGTTAGGAAAAGGGAGAGAAGTTTTTTTACATTTATCAAAAAATTAATAAGCTATGGCAATAAATAATAATTGCAGATTTTTAGGAAGGTTGGGTAAAGACCCAGAAATTATCAGTTTCGGAATGGACAAGCAAATGGTCAAGCTATCATTAGCGGTATCCGATAACTACAAAGACAAAGATCGAGAATGGCAAGAGAGGACAACGTGGGTTAATTTAACGTGCTTTCGGCCCGGATTAGTTGACGTTATTCAAAAGTACTATTCAAAGGGCAGTATGGTAACCGTCGAGGCTACATATCAACAAAGAGAATACGAGAAGGACGGAGAGAAAAGGGCTTCGCATGAGTTCATAATTCAGGAGATTAGAAACTTATCAGGAGGCAAGGCGAAACCCGAAAGTCAGGAGGAACCAAAAAAAAGTAAAGTAATAGAGGACGACGATATGCCTTTTTGATTATATTTGAATCATGTTTACCACCACTTTAGAACAAATAACATTTTTAAATAACCCTGATAAGGATTCAGACTGTGGTGGTTCTGAGTTTTTATTGGGGTTTTTTATTTTCAAAACAGTACACTATGGAAACTTGGAAAGACATACCAAATTATAACGGGAAGTATCAAATATCTACATTTGGTAGAGTTAGGGGAAAAATAAAGGGTAAACTAAAAATTATTAATCATCACATGAGTGGAGTAAAAAGAAGAAATTATCCCCAAGTAACACTTTATAAACACAAGAACAAGAACACTAAACGAGTTCATTCATTAATGGCAATAACTTATTTAGGTCATGTATATGACGGTACTAGACATATTGTAGTCGATCATATCGATAATAACCCACTTAATAACAACTTGAGTAATTTACAACTAATTACAATGAGCCAAAACAACACTAAAGATAAGCCTAAAGTAAAAAACCAATTAAATTTATTGTAATGGCTAAGCAATTAGGATACACTTTTTACCCTAAAGATTGGCGTTCAAATATGAATGTTCAGGAACTTACTTTAAAAGAAAAGGGTTTTTATAGAGAGTTGATCGACGAATGTTACATTCAAAACTCAGACAAAATAACTTTAAAATGCAAGACTTTTGCACGGATTCAACAACTTAATGCCAGAAGTTTGGCGACACTTATAGCAAAGTTAGACGAAAGTTTGCTCATAGTTTGCCCAAACTTTGACCAAACATTTGAAGAAGTTGAAATCTTAATACCTTCTGTATCAGCTAGGTTAGGTATAATTACTGGTGCTTCAAATGGTGGAAAAATATCAAAGGCTTTAGGTAATCAGAACGCAACGAAAAAACCAACTAAAGAGAAACTAAATATTAAAGATAAAGAGAATATAAAGGAATTTACACCTCCTTCTTTTGAAGAAGTGAAATCCTACTTTATCGAGAAAGGTTATTCCATACAATCAGCAAAGAAAGCCTTTGACTATTACGAGGCGGCAAAATGGAAAGACTCCAAAGGCAATCAGGTTAAAAACTGGAAGCAAAAAATGATTGGGGTCTGGTTCAAGGACGAAAACAAACAAACGGCAACGGGACCAGTAAAGCGAAAGGCAAAAGGATATAATGAGCAAGGTCAGGTAATAGACCAATTCGGGGAGGTAATATCATGATCGAGGAAATAGAAAAGGCGGTACTAGGTGCGATAGTGATAGACGCAGAGGCTCTGGAGGACGTTATAAATTTACTGAGCGTTGATATTTTCGAGGACAATAAAGCCAAAACGATTATTCAAATCATTTTAGACCTTTACAAAAAAGGCGACAATCATGATATTCTTACTATTTCTGAGGAAATCAAAAACCGAAACTTATTCCATGTGGTTACGGTTATGGACGTGGCAAGTCTTACAAATGGTATTAATGGAAGTTGGCAGCTCGAAACTCATATCCGTATCCTTCACCAACGCTGGATAAGAAAAGAGATCCGAAAGTCAGGCAACGAACTACTAATTCAGGCAGACGATTACGAAATAGATTCATTGGACTTATTAGGAAAGGCCGAAACGACTTTAAACACGATAAACAATCTAATCGTTAAAGGAGAAGTAAAAAGCACTCAGAGCATAGCGAAAAACGTACTGGCAAAGAATGAGAAGATAATTCAGAACGAGAAAGGATTGAGCGGTATTCCTTCGGGCTTTGGATACTTGGACAAAGTTACTGGAGGCTGGCAAGATAGCGATTTGATTATTTTGGCAGCAAGGCCAGGAATGGGTAAGACTTCACTTGCTTTGAATCTATGGGCAAGACCTTCAATAAATCATAATATTCCTACGGCTTTCTTTAGTTTGGAAATGAGCGCAGAACAATTATTTCAAAGGGTAGTAAGTCAAGAATCAGGAATACCATTATCCAAAATAGCGAGAGAGGGAATTAGGGGAGAGGATTTAAAAGCGTTTGAAGGTTGGGTCGATCATTTAGCAAGTCAGCCTTTAAGCATAGACGATACTGGAGGAATAAGTATATCCGACTTTTATTCTAAAGCCTCGAAGCTAAAGCGAGAAAAAAACATTCGATTGATTGTGATAGACTACTTGCAGCTAATGACTTCGGGAGTCAAGAGCCATTCTCAAAACCATGAAGTAGGGTTAATAAGTGGAAAGTTGAAAATGATTGCAAAGGAGTTGAATATTCCGATCATAGTATTAAGTCAGTTGAGTAGAGCCGTCGAACAAAGGGGAGGCGCAAAGAAACCAGTTTTAAGCGATTTGAGAGACTCAGGAAGCATAGAGCAAGACGCAGATATGGTAATGTTTTTATATCGACCTGAATACTACGGAATAACCTCCGACGAAACAGGAGAAAGCACCGAAGGACTAGCCGAGTTGGAAATTGCCAAACATAGGAACGGAAGCCTCTCGACGATAGAATTAGAATTTATACCGAGTAGAACTACTTTTGAGAATAGAAAATTTTGAGAATGAACCCAAAGAAATGTAAATACTGCAAGTCTGAGTTCGATCCAGTTCGACCACTTCAGCAATGTTGCTCATTCGATTGCTCGATACTCTACGCCAAAGAGCAGCAAGAGAAGAAACGAGCAGCTTCCTGGAGGCAAAAAAAAGCCCGAATGAAAGAAGCGATCAAAAGTTTATCGAGTTACAAAAAGGATTTACAAATATTGGTTAATGAGATAGCAAGGAGAATTGACCACGACCAAGAATGTATATCATGCGGAACCAAAGAAGGAAAAGTAAACGGAGGTCACTTTCATTCGGTTGGGTCTAATCCAGCTTTGAGGTTTAACCTTTTGAATATCTTTCGGCAGTGCGAGAAGTGCAATTCTTATCTATCTGGAAACCTTTTGAACTATGAAAAAGGACTCGACAAAACATTTGGAGAAAGTGTTAAATATGAGATAAAATACAAATTACCGATTTTAAGCCCCGAACTAAAAGCGACTAAGGAAGAACTAAAGGAAGCTATAAAAAACGCAAGAGAAGCCGTTAAAATGCTAATTAAAGAGGAAAAACGACTATCGAACCGAGAAAGAATAGAACTAAGGCGAGAAATAAATAAAAAGTTAGGATTGTATCAATAAATAAATATCTTTGTACCAAGAAACAAAAACATGAACATGAACTATCAAGAATTTTTATCGAAAAAGAAGAAGTCTATTATTGAATCAGGATTTGAAATAGACCAAGAAGAGTTGAATAATAATCTATTCGATTTTCAAAAGTATATCGTTCAAATAGCAATAAGAAAAGGGAGGTTTGCAATATTTGCGGATTGTGGATTAGGTAAAACCTTAATGCAACTTGAATGGGCTAATCAAGTTTATTTAAGAACAAATAAACCAGTATTAATACTTGCGCCATTAGCCGTAGTTCCTCAGACAATAAAGGAGGGTTCTAAATTTGGTATTAAAGTTGAAGAGTTAAATGTTGATATTTTAAATCCTGAAAATTCATTAGAAGGAATATTTATAAAAAACTATGAGCAATTAAAAAACATTGATTGTAGTCAGTTTTCAGGAGTTGTTTTAGACGAATCGAGTATTCTAAAAGGTAGAGACGGTAAAATGTCGAGCATGATAATTGAAACATTCAAAAACACGCCATATAAATTAGCTTGTACGGCTACTCCCTCACCAAATGATCATATGGAATTAGGGCAACATTCTCAATTTTTAGGTGCTATGAGTTACTTAGAAATGTTGGCTATGTTCTTTGTTCACGACGGAGGCGAAACCTCAAAATGGAGATTAAGAAAACACGCTACTGACGACTTCTGGAAATATGTATGTACTTGGTCTATTTCAGTAGATAACCCAAAGACACTAGGATTTGAAATGGATGGGTATGATTTGCCCGAAATTGAATATATCGAGCATATTATAACGGTAGAAAATAATACTGGAACTTTATTCAGTGAGGCCGTAGTATCGGCTACTGATTTAAATAAGGATTTAAGAAGGTCGCTAGTTGATCGAGTTTCTAAAGTAAAGGAAATAATAGGAGATTCAAAAGAACAATTCATTATATGGGGTTTGCAAAATGCAGAAACAGACCTACTAAAAAAAGAAATTGAGAACTCCAGAAATGTTCAAGGTTCAGATAAGCCAGAAATAAAAGCCGATAATTTAGTTGGGTTTGCTGACGAGGAATATCAAAATTTAATAACGAAAACATCGATAGCTTCATTTGGTATGAATTATCAACAATGCCATAATATGATATTTGCTTCTTATGATTTTAAATTCGAGGCTTTTTATCAGGCAGTTAGACGTTCATATAGGTTTGGTCAAAAAAATACTGTAAAAGTTCATATAATTATACCAGAAAGTCAAATGAATGTAAGAAAAACAATACTAACAAAGGAAGAAAAGCATAAAGCTATGATCCACAACATGAGCCTTTATTCAGCAAATACAGATTTTAGATTAAACAAAAACAAAGAAACAAAAAGAAAAATTATGACAACAAAAGACTACAAAGTAATAAATGGAGATTGCGTTCAAAAAACAAAGGATTTAAAAGAAAATGAAGCGGATTTAGTTGTATTTAGCCCTCCATTCGCAGAGCTTTACGTTTACTCAGATAAACCAGAGGATATGGGTAATGTAAAAGACTATCAAGAGTTTGAGAAACATTTTAAATTTTTAATACCAGAGCTTAAAAGAGTGCTTAAACCAGGTAGAATATGTGCGGTACATTGTATGGATTTACCAATACAAAAAGGAAAGGAGGGATTTATCGGATTGAGAGACTTCTCAGGAATGCTTATAAAATGGTTCTCAGATCAAGGGTTTATTTATCACGCTAAAACAACAATATGGAAGAACCCAGTCACAGAAATGCAAAGAACTAAAGCTCTTGGATTACTGCATAAAACCATAAAAAAAGATAGCTCAATGAGTAGAGTAGGTATTCCAGATTATGTTTTATTTTTTAGAAATGAAGGTGAAAACGAAAACCCAATAACTCACCAAGATAAAGACCCAAGTAGAAAAGACTATTTACCAGTTGATTTGTGGCAAAAGTATGCTAGTCCAGTTTGGTATGACGTTGACTACTCTAGGACATTGAATTATAGATCCGCAAGAGACGGAAACGACGAAAAGCACATATGCCCGTTACAACTCGATACAATAGAAAGGATAATCCACCTTTATAGCAATCCTGGAGACGTTGTATTTAGTCCATTTGGAGGAATTGGTTCTGAGGGTTATCAAGCATTAAAAATGGGCCGAAAATCTATATCAATAGAGCTAAAAGAATCATACTTTTTGCTTAATGAGAGAAATCATAGAAACGCAATAGAGCAAAACAAAGAACTGAAACTATTTTAAAAACGTAAATTTGTAGTCATGGAAACAATAGAAAAAGCAAAAGCAGAAATTAATAGAAGAATAAACTTTGTCTTATTTGTGGCTTTGTTCTTCACTATGTTAGCCTCGATTATCGGGTGCAAAAAAGAACCAGAGCAAAAGTGCTATGAGTGTACTACATACCTGAGCTATCAATTCGACGACGGAGCGAGCAGAAGCGAAGGCTCGATAAAAGTAGAGAAGCTATGCGAGGAAAACCCGAATAACTCTCACGAGGAAAAAGGAGAATACTTCGGAAAACAAGGAGTCAAAACTACCGTAAGACGGTGTAAAACTATAAAGTAATGGGAGCACCTAAAGGAAACGAATACTACAAGCTAAGATTCCGAGACGGAAGACTAAAGCAATACGAAACACCCGAAGAACTTTGGGAAGCCGCAACGGACTATTTTCAATACGTCGACGACAATCCTTTCGAGGTTGAAGAAATAGTAAAATACCGAGATTCTCACACTAAAGACACCGTAAAGAAGCAAAGACCTTACACAATGGAGGGGCTTTATATTCACTTGGGTATTACTCATACTGGGTTTAATTTGTATGAAGAAAGAAAAGACTTTGTTGCAATTACAACGCATATAAGGCAAATAATCAGGAACCAAAAGTTTGAAGGGGCCACTGCTGGACTCTTCCAACCAATGATTATAGCTAGAGATTTAGGTCTTAGAGACGTTCGAGACGTTAACCTCGAAGCCCAAAGGAAAACAATCGAGGACTTATATCCGAAGGAACTAACGGAAGGGAATGAGGAAGATCAACCCGAACCTTAGACAAATATTCAAGAGCTACAAAGACCCTGAAAAGAACGGAGTAGTTTTAGAGGGTTCTTCCAGGTCCGGTAAGACTTGGAGCGTAGTTGACTTTATACCTTACTACTGCTCAAAGAACAACGGCAAGACGATTAATATAATTCGGGAGACTTATCATTCATTTAAAACAACTCTTTACCTCGACTTTAATAAACGATTTCCTGACTTCGGATTAATTAGCCCGTTTGCAGACGTTCAAGAGCGTAGTACGTTTAGACTATTTGGTAATCAGATTCATTTAATTGGGGCCGACAAGCCGAGTAAATTTATGGGTGCTGGTTGTGATATACTCTGGTTGAATGAGGCAATCCATGTAGACCAAAAGATATTCGATCAAGCAGAAATGCGTTGCAGCGAGTTCTTCATAATGGATTACAATCCAGAAGTTACAGAGCATTGGATTTACAATAGTGTAATACCTCGACACAATGTAGACTTTTTGAGGACGACGTTCTTAGACAATCCTAGCATTCCTGAGAACCAAAAAAATAAGATATTAAGCTATGACCCTTCAAACCCTGAGAATGTAGAGCAAGGAACGGCTAACCGTTACATGTGGGACGTTTTCGGACTAGGTAAACGAGCGAGAAAAGAAGGAGCAATCTATAAAAATTGGAGGTCTGGACAATGGCCCGAAGATAAAGAGTTGACTATCATTCATGGGTTGGATTGGGGATTTACAGACCCTTTTAGCTTGATAGAGGTTGGAATAGACGAACCGACAAAACAAATCTACGTCAGGCAGAAGGTATATCAAACCGAGCTAATAAAGTGGAGAAAGGCCGTAAGCGATAACGTTAGGGTCGGTCAGGTAATCGTTTGCGATAGTGCGGTCCCTGGAAACATTCACGAGCTGAGAATGGACAACCACGAAGCATACGGAGCATGGAAGGGTAAAGGCTCGATACTCAAAGGGATAACATGGCTACAAGGTTACTCAATAGTGGTCTGTAACTCACCCGATATTGAACACGAGCTGAATAATTACGAGTGGGCGGTCAAGGAAAACACTCCGATAGACAAGTACAATCACGCTCTTGATTCCATACGGTATGCGGTTTCTTGGTATAAAATGAATATTGTTCGTGAATAAATTTGGCTATGTGGGTACAGTTTCTTAATATTGTACCCACAATGAAAGATATTACACCAAAATTCAGGATAGAAAGCGAGTCTTTTAATCAGTTTAAGGACAATTCAGAGAAAGTTAATTCCAATTCAAGCGAAGTCCTCCGAGAGTTGATAAAGCGATTTAATTCAGACCCAAGACTTAGGAACTCGATCCGAGTTAGTTTAGAAATTAAAAACAAGAAAGCATGACAGAGAAGGAAATACAAGATGCTCACGAAGAACATTCAGGAATCCGAGTAGAGGACATGGAAGACATTGCGGAACAAGCAAAAGCCCACACCGAAGTAACCAAGAGAGCGATTCAAGAAGCGTTGATTGAAGAAATGGAGAAGTTTCCGAGTGAATATCTTCCTCCAGACATATTATTTGGTTTTGAATCAAGAATAAACGAACTAAAGGAGGAATTGAAATGAGCGCAAAAGAACATAAAGACACCTGTGACATTTGTGGAAATAAAGGAGGCTCAACATTCGCAAGAGTCTTCTACTCCATGATAGGAGGGAAATGGAAGTGGCTGTGCTCAGTATGTTGGGATAAGAGGTTGGACATGATTGCAAAACAAGAAATGGCGAGGGAATTGAAATGAGCGAAGAAGAGATTAAAAAAGAGGCTGATAGGTTGGCGGAAGAACATTTAAGGATTGCAGAAGATGAAGAGTTTAGGATTAAAAACATAGACTTATATCCTGAATTAAAAAACGAGGCAATAAGACACGCCTTAATAACAGTAAATGAAAAGATTGAAGTTTTTGAAAAGGTTATAAAGTCAATACTTCACGAACACTTGTATCTTGAAAAACTAATGATTGTAGAGGAGTTGGGAAAATTACATGCAGTAAAACAAGAACTTGAAAATAGATTGTAAGGATTAACTCTTTACAATGAAAGGCACTTAAAAAGCTCGATTATTTTAGTCGGGCTTTCTTTTTTATTAAATGATTAATTTTGTTGCAAATGTATTAATATGAATTTCGGATCATGGTTCAAAGGGCTTCGAACTAATCTATCAAGAGTAGACTATTCTTTTTTCTACCAGCTAGGCGGTAAATTTAAGACCAACACTATAAGCGATTCGGAAGCAATCGAATACGGCTACTTGACCAACTCAGCTTGGTACTCGATAGCCTCAACAGTTACAGAAGGGGTTACTTCACTACCAATAAGATTAGGAGTAGTAAACTCACAAGGCGAAGTTGAACGAGTAACAGAAGGAGAAGTACACGACTGGTTTTTTCGTAACGGAAAAGAGCAAACATTAAGCGAACTATGGGAACTAAACTCACTCTACTATTTATGCAATGGGGAGTTTTTCGAGTTGTTTGATAGGGAGTCAGTCGGATTCATGGACGGTAAAATGTACTCATTACCGCCTCAATGTATTACAATTCTGACCGACAACGAAGAGTCGA